AAGATGATTAAAATCCAGGTGTTGGGCCTGGGCTATGGTGCTGGCTGGGAAAAGTTTATCGCGATTTGTGCGAAAGAAGGCGGAATCGATATCACCAAAGACGACCCGGAGTTTGAAGAGATTCACGACCTGGGCGCGCCGGGTGGTATCAGGAAGATTCCCGGCTGGGGAAAGAAGAGCCGCGAGATTGTGAAAACGTTTCGCGAACAAAATCCCCTGGTGTTCTCAGTAGAACATAACGGCTTGAGCCCGCGTCTGGATTCTAAACTCCGGTCCTCGGTCGGCGAGGACTTCAAAGTAACGTTGCCTAGCGGTCGCGTGATTTTCTATCGAGATGTCCGACTCGCCGTGGAGATTACAAAAGACCCGGTGAGCGGGAGACCTATCCGAAAGAATAAAGCGACCGCTGACGTGGGAGGGAAACGAAAGACTTTCTATGGGGGCAAGCTGGTTGAGAATATTGTCCAGGCCACGGCTCGTGAAGTGTTCGCCCGCCAATTGGTGGAGATGCACAAGCGAGGCTGGTGGAATCTATTTTCAGTTCACGACGAAGCCGTGCTGGAAGTGGACCTGAACGTCACCGCAAAAGATGTCGAAGAAGAGATGTCGAAGACTCCTGACTGGCTGGTAGGTTGCCCGATTGCAGCGGAGGGTAAAGAACTGCAACACTACGAGAAATAATATGTTTCTATACGCAGAGAACGCCGTCACCAATACGCTCCTAAGCGGAGTAGAGCCGTGGGACTTTAAACCCACGGAGAAAATTACCGAGCAGATTCGAAAGGTAAAAGAGGACCGGCAGGCATGGTATCAGAATCCGGACACGAAGCATTATTTTTACACCCTCATTGAGCCGCTGAATCCCCGGCTGAGGGTAACGAAGGAGAGCAATCCGCCGCAACTCGTCAGAGGATTCTCGCCGGACTTCGACATCGCCTGTCCCCGGGAAACCATAATGCAAGCCATCGAGTCGATGAAGTATAAGCCCTCATGGCTGGAGCACTCGCTGGGCGGAAACTTTCGATTGATATATCTCTTAGAAGAGCCGATTCGAGTCCATGATTTTTCGTTCGCAATTTTCCTGCACCAGCACGCCAAAATATGGTTGAACCTCAAGCTGCTCCCATGCCTGGACGAGCCTGCGTTTGAAAATCCTACCCGGCTGCTGTGTAGGGGCGACCTATGGGAGGACCTGAAGCATCCTCCAATCAAAGCAAAAGACTCACAATACTTTTTCTTCCAGACAGCCAAGGAATACAAATTCAAGCCGACAGAAAGCGACCAGATTCCTCTTGCTACTGTCGAGAAGGCGCTGAAGGAAAAATATGCTGCGTATGAGTGGCCGGACGAATTCGAAGTTAACTCCCAGGGGCCTTCACACTGGTTTGTCCCGGGCAGCACCTCGCCGATGTCCGCAGTCGTCAAGTCGGGCGGCATCACTTGTTATTCCGCTCATGCGGACAAAGGCTACTACACATGGGCCGACTTGTTAGGCGGCGATTTCGTGACGGAGTATCTGGCCAATGCGTATACCCAGGCCACACGCGATTGCTGGTATGACGGGCACGACTATTTTCGCAAGATTCATGGCCGCTACGAATCGGTCAACGAAGCCAGCTTCAAGCTCTATCTGCGGGTCGAGTGCAAGCTATCTGGCAAGCCGGGGCCGGATGGAATCTCTCCGATTGACCAAGCACTGCATCACGTCCAATCGGAAAATCGAGTCGCTAGCGCGGGCTCTTTTGTGTTCATGAAACCGGGCTTGGTTACCTTCCAAGGGGAGCTACGTTTAAACAACTACAAGCGGAAGCCAATTGAGCCCGCTGTAGGCACACAGAAGTGGGGTCCCCATGGCGGCGCGCCGTTCTGTTCATTCATCCTACAAAATCTGTTCGCACCCCCGGTTTCCGGGAGAGAAGAGCAGATTCAACTTCCGTGGTTTCTCGCCTGGGCGCAGTATGCCTATTTGTCTGCAATAAATTGGACTCCTTTGCCCGGGCATAGACTGGGAATGTGCGGGCCGACTGGCTCCGGCAAAACGCTGGTTAACCGAGAATTCATCGGCGCTTTGCTGGGTGGATTTGCGGACGCTACCCGGTATCTTGTGGGAGGAGAGACTTTTAATGCTTACCTTATGGATGTGGCCCATTGGGTGCTAGACGACGAGGTTCCCGCAAACACTCCTGGCGCACGCGCGAAGGTAGCGGCGCTCCTCAAAAAAGTGACCGCGCAGTCCGGCCTGATTAGCAATGACAAGTTTCGCAAACAGGGATTGGTGGACTGGAATGGCCGCGTAGGCATGACTCTAAACATGGACTTCGAGTCGATGCGAATTCTAACCGCGAGTCTGGATAACAATTCGATGGACAAAATGGTTTTGTTCCGTTGCCAGAATCTGCCCAATTTTAAATTCCCGTCTCGCACGGAGATTCAGAAGATGCTAGCCGTGGAGCTTCCGGTGCTGGGTAGGCTGCTCGTTGATTTCAAATGGCCTGACTATATCGAAGCGACGAGGGATTCACGCTACGGATTTCTTGCATTCCACGACGAGCTTATGGTCGAGCGCGGCAGGCAGACTGCTCCGTCGGCGATGTTCCGCGAACTGCTGATAGAGACTCTCCGGCTCTGGTTCCAGGACAATCCCGAAGCTCCCAGGTATTCCGGGACTACCTCCGCCATCATCCGAATGATTAATCAGAACGCATTTAATCAGGACCTGATGCGCGGCTACAAGTCAGACCAAATCAACAGATTTTTGGAGCAGATACAGACCGAAGGTTTGCTAAAATGCTCCGTTCACACTGCCCCTGATAAGACTCGCGTCTGGACCTTCGAGCGTTTTGATACAGAGGCGGTTCCCACCCTTAACCCAACGACTGGAGTTTCATTTGAATCCCCTCGACCCATTTCCCCTGAAGCTAAGTAAGCCGGAAGAAAACAAGCTCGCCCAGGGCTCTCAAAAAGACCTGGACAAACTCGTGCTGCACTCGATGCGTGAAGCGGTAGCCTACGCGCGCCACATCAGCAAGGGCCACATTGAAGACGGTGAGCTTATCTCGATTTGCTACGACGTGCTGAATCGCGGCGCGAAGCGGTGGAAGACCGGCTGGGCGAGGTTCTTCGCGTTCTGCAAGCCGGGAATTCGCGGCTATGTTCACCGAAGTTGGCGCTCAAAAAATGTGGTGAAGGGTGTCGGCTCTGAAAACATGGTGCCCCCGGATACCTCGAACCCCAGCGGGCATCACGTTGATTTAACCGGCCCCTGGGACGACACAGAAGAAATCACTCCGGAGCACGAAATTGACAACCCCAGGTTCGAAGACATCCACACCCGCGAACGCTGGGAGCAAATGAAGCCGCTGGTGGAACGAATCTGCACCGAGCGGGAGAAGGCAGTTTTAAACTTGACCTACTTCAGCGGAAGGAATTTTCAGGAAATTGCCGAGATGCTGGATTTAACTCGGTCGGCGATTCAGCGCACTCACCGCGTGGCGCTCCGAAAGATTCGCGTCGCGTTGCTGGACCAGGGGCGACTACTCTCTGAATAATTGCGACTTTTATATGTCTGAAAATACTCGCCATAGACCTGGGGACCCACACGGGATTCGCTCACAACCTCGCCGGAGCGGATACACTTACTGCTGGGACTTGGACGCTAGCAACGGGGGCGGAAGTTACTGCCTGGGGGAAGGAACGCTGGACCCGGCGAAACGACCCGAGGATTCATCGATTTCAGGAATATCTGGTTTCACTTCCCAAGCCCGATGTGGTAGTCTTCGAGGACGTGCAATTTTCGACTTACACCCTGCAAACCCAGTTGTGGGCATCATTGCGGACCTGTGTATGGTTGACCCTTGGCAAATCGTGCTTGCTGGAATGTTTGCCAGTCTCCACTTTAAAAAAGTTTGCCACCGGGTTCGGCGGCGCAACAAAAGAAGGAATGGCAGCCGCCCTGTTTAAACAGTCCCCAGGATTTCGCGGACAAAAACTAGACGACAACGCCATTGACGCAATATGGATTTTCAAATGGGCACAAACACACCTATCTCGCGTAAAGTTCCAGTGAAGAATCTCAATCAGTCGGAACCGATTCAGCTTTCCAGCCGGGAGCTTTCGACCCGGTTCATGATAGACACTTGCCTCCAGGTGTTCTCCACCGCTGGCGCGGTAATGAGTCACTGGATGCGGACCCCACCCGGCGTGAACATGTTCGGCATGCCCGAGGCTGCCCCCGCAGAGGTTCCTCCGCTGACTCCCGCCGAGACCGAGACCAAAATCGAATGCGAGAATACACTTCGCGCGGCTGCGAACCGCATTCAGAAAATCATGGATGACGACGACCGCTGGAGCCTGGAGTTTCAGAAGCGGACCGAAAAGCATTTTGAAGACATCGCACAGAGACAGCGGGACGTCCTCGATATGCAACGCAAGTCCGCCGAGGAACATCTGCTGGCCACCCAGGAAGTCTCTTCACCGCATTTTCGCTACAAGCCCGCGCTCTGCCGCCTGTTGGACGGAAACTGGCTGGCCTACCTGGGCGACATCAATGACCTGGAGCACGCCTTAGTCGGTGTGGGTCCCACGGCGCAAATCGCGCTCGAAGCTTTTGACGGAGCCTTTAGGGGTGTGCTACACCCAGCCACACAGGAGTGGTTAATAAAACGGGAACAGAACCTAGAAACCGGGGCCGAAGACGCTCCATATCCTAAAACACATGAGTTGGACCAAAACGCAAATCGACACCTTGACGAGCCTCCGGCAGGAGGGTTACAGCAACCCGGCGATAGCCACCAAGATGGGCAAGAGCCTGGATGCGGTGGTGAACAAAATCCGCCGACTGAGCCTGAGCCGCCCATTGACGGCTGGGTCCGCTGACCCTGCTGCTCCTGCGCTCGCGGCGGAAACCGAGATTCCTGTTCTCCAGGAGCCAGTCACGCTGCCCCGGCCTACCTTCGGATATCTTCCGTTGGAAGTCGTGAACACCGGCGACTGGATTCGCCACGGACTGGTCGCAGACACACACATGTGCTGCAAGGAAGAACGCCTCGCAGAACTGCACGCCCAATACGACCTTTTCAAAGCCGAAGGACTCACGACCGTGTTCCATGCGGGCAACCCGATTGACGGCTATGTGGCGCGCATCAACGGTGAAAGTGTTTTCTCCTCGACCATCGATGGACAGGCGCAATACTTCGCCGACAACTATCCGCAGCGGGAAGGCATCACGACTTACTTCATCACCGGCGACGACCACGAGTCCTGGTTTGCTCCCGGCTTCAACATCGGGTCATACATGGAGCTTGTCGCCCGCAAAAATGACCGAAAGGATTTGCGCTATATCGGTCACGTCGAAGCGGACGTCGCGATTAAGGCCGGTGCCGTGCCGACTATCATCAAAATCATGCACCCCGGTGGTGGTTCAGCGTATGCGCGCAGCTACACGGCGCAGAAGATTGTGGAGTCTCTGGAGGGTGGCGAAAAGCCGTCTATCCTGGTGCTGGGCCACTATCACGTCTCGAACTACATGCAAGAGCGCAACATTCACGTCGTGTCTCTGCCGGGGTTTCAGGACCAAACAATTTTCGCTCGCAAGAAACGCCTGCGGATGGAAGTCGGCGGGGCGATTATGGAATTCAAAGTGAACCCGGACGACGGCTCTGTCACCCGGTTCAGAGTGGAAATCAATCGCTTTTTCACGCGCGGATACTACAAGCGGTTCATCCGTTCAGACGCGAGGTTGATTAAGGGCCAGCTTGAACTGACCCCCGGTTAAACAACCGGCTTGTAGATTTGATTCAGCAAACGTCCGGCTCCCGGCATCGAGCCCGAAGTCGGAGCCCCAGGGCTGATATTCCCAATCCGGGCAGCCATAGCTTTACGCTGGACGGAATTCGGGGCAGCCGCGACAGGCGAGGAGCCTGGAGCCATTCCCGCAGTGACCTGAGGAGGAGCTTGAAGCGTAGGCGGAGCCAATCCATTCGGGACCGACTTCGCCTTCAAAACTGGATTGTGAATTCCGGATTTCGACACCGCATGGTCCACGATATCAAAAGAAGGCGCGAGTTGTGTGAGCTTCCCGGCCTTGTCGGCTGCCATCAAATCTTGGGGGTGCAAATGCAACGAATTGAAAATGACCCCCAGGTGACCGTTCAGAGAGCGGTAAAAGCCGAAACCGGCTTGCGTTAGAGCATCCTTGTGCTCCTTGATAAGTTTCGCTTCCTTACGGTTACCAAATTCTTTTAACGGGGCGGACACGGCAGCCGGGTTCCCGGCAATCAATGCCTGCATCGCGTGAATCTTCAGAATCTCCGGGGGCAGCCGGTCGTCCTGGGTGCTAGGCGTCTGGGACGCGTCAGGGGATGGAGCGGCAGCGATGGGTGCGGGGGCAGCAGCGGGTGGGGCAACCGCAGCGGGAGCAACGAGACCTGATTCAGTGCCAGTCATACTTAACAGTCGCTATTTGCGGGCTCTGGGTCGAGCCTGCACAAGCCCCTGGCGGCTCTTTTCCTTCCGGTCGAGGTGTTCTACCACTTCCTGCCAGAACGGGTCCTGGGAGTAGATATCCGAGGCAATCCGGGCCGCTACCTGCTGCTCCCGGGTGTATTCTTTCTGCAATTTAGTGTTTACTTTCATCGGATTGTAACTTTAAAGTCATCCTTGTTTCGACGTTGGTCTTTCGTCCCGTATTGAGACGCCGGGAGTCCTATTTGATTGGATATGATTGCGTCCGCCCACGCAGAAGCGTCAACAGGCGTCAAAGGACTGGAAGTAATGGACTTACCTCCGCCAATCAAGATTCCACCGTTTTTGTCTTGCACTGTCGCTTTGACTAATTTCATACCTGGATTATACTGCACTCCGGGCCTTGGCGCAACTAGATTCATCTCCTGCTGTGCGTTCCGCTGCTCAAACCTTTTCTGTAGTTCTGGGACCTTTGCCATCTCTTTACGGTAGTCCCCCAGGTCGAGCCGTCCCCAGCCCTTGTCCGCCCAAAGCTGCTTTTCAGCGAACCAGAGAGCCCCTTGCAGAGCATCGGGCTTGATATCCATCTGATTGGCAGCCGCGCGGAATACTTTCTGAGAAAAGTGGAAATCAGTGTCTGGCACTCCGGTCGCGTTCTTCGGCAAAATCCGCCACCGGTCCTGGTAGTCCTGGTAACCCAGGCGTCTCATAGTCCGGTCAGCCCATACGTCGATTGTGGCCTCGTGTTCCGAGCCAACCAAGTTCTTGATAAAATTCTGAGTCTTCGGGCCGGTCGTTTGGTTTAGCCACCGGCGCGCAAGAACCTGGAGCACCGGCACGGAATGCATCCCGTAATTTTTTCCATTCGATTGGCGAGGCGCGAGGTCGTGCTGGTCAATCCACTCCGCCATGAAAGTCGCCTTGGTAGGCTTCACAGGCCGGTCTGACTCTGGAACATTTTTGTTATACCAGTCCTGCCAGTTGTCCTCGTCCGCCATCTTCATGCCCTCGTTGAACTTAGCAATCTGTTGGTCGAACTTTCCGGTCTCGAAAGATTTCAGAGCATCGTAGGCGAATCCAAAATTCACATCCGGTGTGGTGTTCGGCGAAGTCGCCGCGAGTAGTTCAGCGAACAGTTGCGCGTTCTTTCCAAAATTTGCTTTGAGCTTCGGGACAAAATCAGAATACCATTTCATCCCGTCCTTAAACGCCGGGTGGTCTTGCCATTGCTTGGCAAAATCAACCACCTTCTGCGCGTAGGCTTTGATTGCCTTCGGGGACTCCGCACCACCGTTTGCTTCTACGAGCGGCGCGTGAACGATATCGGAGGTTAGCTCCGGCTCTACCAGCTTGCCCTTTTTGTTTCGGACCTTGTTAGGAACGACTGCCTCAGGGTAGTGTTCCAAAAGGTCTTTGTTCGACATCGCCATGACTTCCGCTTTGCTGAACGCCTGCGGGGCGATAGCTGCACCGAGTAAATCTCTTTCTTCTGGAGTGTTGGGCTTGAACTGAACCCGCTTGTCGGTATCGATTCCCATGCTGAACGCGGGACCATCTTTGAGCTTCGAATAAAAATCCTGCTTCTCTGCCTCTGGCCCAACAACAGTTTTCGAATGGTCGGCAGGGTTAATCGTCCCGTCACCGTAAAGAATACCGTGTGGAGTAAGCACGCTCTCTTGGCCATACTTATTACCCCACGCGGTCGCTTGCTCCGGGGTCATGTTGGGCACCAGAAAACTTTTTCCCTGGTCAACGCCTTTGTAATTTCCGCTCACCTCGGTAGGAGTGAAGCCGTCGGCTACAAGAGCTTTTTCTAAATTCTCGTTTCGCAGTTCGTTGTGCTCGTTGGTGCCGGGGCCTAAATCTTCTTTTGTCGCCGTGAAGATTGCCCAGTTAGGAGACTGGAGCGCGCGAGGAAGTGTTTCTTCGCTCTTAAAATCTTCCGGCTTAGCGGACGGTCGGTATTGGACGTCTGGAGCGTAGCCAGCTTTTTGTAGCTCCTGCTGTCTGGTGAACGCTTGAGACTCCAGACTGCTTCCCTCGTTCGGTTTAGCGACATACTGCTTTAGTTCAACCGCACGGTCTTTTGCCTCGTCGCGGCTCAAAAATTCTCCCGCGTTGGTAGTGAATCCTTCCGACAAGTTAGGGTCCGCCTTCCAGGCTTGAAGCATCAGGTTATCCGGAAGGTCACCGTTCTCGTCCAACCGACTGGCGTATTTTTCTTTCAGATACTCCAGCTTAGCAAAGGCATGCATCGGGCCTTCGTAAATCTTACCGGTGTCCTCGTCACGGAGTGCAGCCATCTTTACCGCGCGCGGGTTTGTTTCATCGGGCCGGAATTGAATCGGTAGTTCATACGTGGGCTGGTCAAGCTCACCCACCGGCTCCGCCTTTTTCACCCACTCATTGGGAAGCACAAAATCCGTGGAGGTGCCACTACCCTGTTTCAACGCGGCTTCGCGGGCTGCCTGTGCAATTTCTTTCGGCACTTCTACTCTGCTAACTGACGGGCCGAAAGAAATGGCGCGTCTCAAACTCGAAGTCCACCAGGAGCCACCTTCGCCGGAGCCTACTCCTCCACCTTTGCCGGAGTATAAAATCTGGGTGTCTTCATCAGCGGGCCGGAATTGGGCTGACTCTGCTTTCCCAGTCGCCTGAGGGCTCGTCTCAGTGACCGTAGACGACGGCTCCGAAATCAACGGGATGTGGTCCAGCTTTTCCCCCGCGTCGTAGGTGTGCAACGCTACGCCATCCTGGTCAACAATGTTCTTGCCCTTCGCATCCAGCAAATGCACGTCCATGTTGTCAATCTTCCCCAGGTTGCGCTTCACCATCTCTAGCACCGAGGGAGACAGCTTATCCCAGTCCTGCTGGCGAGCCTCCACTTTAAAAGTGCCGGTGTTCTTCTCGTAGTTCACGCGAGCAAAACCTTTTTGCAAAGCTTCGGAACGATTCTCTTCGCCGCTGGTCGTAGGCTTCAGACCATACTTCTCGGCCACATCAGGATTCTCGTTTACCCATTCGTGGTGCCACTGCCCGCCAAGTTGAATCGGTTTCCCGTCGGGGGCAATCCACGCCTTCGAAAACATCCCGGGTCCCTCCTTAAGCTGCCAGTCGTCTTTTCGCTTTCGGGGTTTGAACTGGGCAGATTCGTCATCCAAAGAAAGTTTCTGAAGATTCTCCGGCAACAGAAAAGCTTTCTGCTCCGCAAATGGTCTTTCCGGGGCAGGAACAAATCCGGCTTCGCCCTTCTTGGGAATATTACCTTCCGGGGTCCGGAGGTGCTCACCGAAGTTAACCCAGGAGTTTTGTCCGAGAGTCTCCGAAGCCATCGCAGGCTTCGCGGCATCCGAATACATCGCGGAGTGCGCGAGGTAAGCGTTAAGCTCCCCCTTCGGGCCGAATTCGTAACCCTCTTTTGCGTGCCCCATCACGTCGTGGACCGCGCGAAAAACGTCGTTATAAGGAAGCTCACGCCCGTTGACCTGGACGCCAGAATCCTCCAGCAGTGGATGCTTGGCAATCTCTGTGCCGGTTCCATAGCCCGCCTCAGTGGGAAAAAACCAGAGGTGATGGTTGTCTCGAACATCTGCGGTCATCTCTGCCGAGCTACCGTAGGGCTGCCCGGGCTTAGTCCAGGGCTCCATCTTATATCCGGCCTTCTCCAGAGCGTTCCATTGCTGAACGGTTTCGTCCGCCATCGCTTTGTAAGACGACTGGACTTCTGGACTGTCCGGCGAATGGGCCGCACTCTGATAAAAATCCGCGATACGCTTCGCCACCGCTTCATTGAGCGGCGTAGCGGCAGTAGGCCGGGTATACGGCCTGCCGGTGGCCTTCATGTATCTATCGGCAACTTGCTGGATGTCTTCATTGCCTCTCAACTCCGGACGGAATCCGGCAGGAGCCTCTATCACAGTCCGTCCGCTATCATTATTAACCGGTAGCCCCTGACTCTCTGCGGCTGAATCCAAAGCCCGCATTTGAGTCGGATTAGGTTTCGGACCCTCAATAAGAATCTGAGCGTCGGCAGACCCGCCATCGATATTAACTCTGACCCATTGTTTTTTATAGGCTAATTCTCGGGGGTCTTCTTTTGTGACCCCAGTTATGTATTTCTCCGCTGAATGATAGTGGGTAGGGGTCGCATCATAGAAATCTCCGTCTGGGGACAACCACATTCCTACTAGGTGAGAGAATCTTGGCCATCTCCCCACGTTTTCTTTATCCGGGAGTAATTCAGGACGAAATCCGGCAGCCATCGTCAACGTGTTCCCCCGCAGCGACGGTGAACCAGCAGGCGCATGTTCAACGTCCGCCATGTGCTCCAGGTTCAGCCTGCGCCGTGCCTCGATGAAACTAGGCGCGTCAGAAAATTTGTTTAGCTCCTGTAAAAACGGATTCGGCTCCAAGACATGCTGGCCCTCGATGCCGAGCCCTTTCGCAGTTTCCCCTTCAAACTCCGGCGACTCTGCGGTCGGCGCTTCGACTCTACCTGGAAGGGTGGCTTCCGCGATTCGCTGCCCCGCGAGATTCAGCGGCACGACATCCTTCTTCATGATGCGTGCGGTAGCAGGAGTGGTCTGGCCGAACACCGCATTGATTGCGTCGGCAGCATCCTGCGGAATCACAGCAGCCTCGCCGGTGACTGGAGGAGCAAAATAGCCCTTCATCTTCGGCACCACGAGCGGCTGGCCGGAGCCTGCGCGACCAGTTAACTGGTTGCGGGAATACTTCTGGACTTGGTCCAGAATGGTATTCCACGAGTCGGGAGTAAAAGACTTGTCGTCAACGTTCCACCCGTCAGGTAGCTTCACCTCAGGGTGCGCGATAGAAAAATTCGCAAGCTTCTGAAGGTTCGCCGCGAGAACAGCATGCGAACCGCCATAGACCTGATACTTCCCGCCCTTGGTAACGTCGAAACGTTCCGGAGAGAATAACGTGGCCATAAAAGACCGGGTCGCAATCGGGAGTTGTCGCCAAGCCTCGATGACTTCTCGCCTGTCCGCGCGGCTGACCCCGCCGAGCGCAGCTTCCGGCAAATCGCCAGTGCCAGCCGCAGGTGCGGTTCCGCCCGCGTGCCCGTAGTGAATATCTACCGGCGAGCCCGAAAGAACTGCCTCGTTCAAAATTCCCATCATCTCGCGCGGAGACTTGGCAGCGCCAGGGAGCGCAACGTCCGGCGCGGTCTTCACGATTTCCTCGTGGCGTTTCTGTTGCTGCGTCGCGGCAGCGGGTGACCCAACCGGAGCTACCACTTTCGGGAGCTTGGACGGAGACACCAGCGGCTTGTTTACAGCCGACTGTTTCAGCCCTTGCTTCATCGTGGCGTAGTCGAGCGGGAAGCCCAGGTCGGAGTATCGGCCAGCAACCGGATTAAATCCGAGAGACGCCATGGTGCCCGCTACCGCGTGAGCGAGCTTGTCAGTGAGCGTCTTTCCATCACCGATTCCTTTATAAGCCGAATCAAAATTCTCAGCACGGACTTCGGAGCCCATGTATTGGTCTGCTACGTTGTTCTGCTCTTCGGGAGTCAGGGTGTGCTCCCACAAAGATTTGCCTGCCGCTGCGGCATCGGATTGCTGGCGTTGAATCTCAGAACCGGCAGCTTGTTTAAACGACTCCATGTCCGGAGTCTCGTTATTCTGGGTGAAGGTGTCGTGGACCTGACGGATTATTTTTTCCTTCGCTTCCGCGTCACCTCTGCCGGTCTGGTCAAGAATGGTAGCGGTGGGATTGTCGGTGCCTGGAGCGAGCAGGTCGGCATACCGCTGGCGCATTTGCGACCATACCTCAGGGGTATACTGACCCTTGACCGCGTCGTTAAGCTCCCGGACCTGGGTAGCGCCAACCACATCGTCAATCGCGTGCAGTGCGTCGTGCGGACCGGCCTCAACGTTTCGAATCACCACCACTTTCTTTCCGTTGATGGTAGTGGTGAAAGCGGCCTTGTCTGCGAAAGTATCTGCCCGGTCTGCGGGAATTCCCATACCCGTCAAAGTGTCGGGTAGATTGTCGGGCTGTCCTTGCTCCGGCCTGGGCGCATAAAAAAGTTCTGCGCCGGTTCCCTCCACTAGCTGCCGCAAAGCATTCACCCGGGATTTTACCCCGGGAGACGCCGAATCATAACCCGCGTCATGGACCGAATTAAGACCCGGAAAATTCTTCGAGTTGGGGGTGCGAATGTTCGAGCCCCACTCGCGTGGAGCGGAAATCAAACCGCTAATCGTGTGGGTCCCGGCATACTTCACGCCATGAGCGAGACCGAAAATAGTTCCAAACGGAGTGAACGATTCTCGCTCTTCCGGAGTCTCCGCAGTGCCTGCTTGCAGCCCGATATCGAATCCAGCACCGGCCAACGCTGCGCCAGCGGCACGAGGTGCAGCTTCAGCAACCTGTCGGCCCACGACTGCCAGGGAAGACTTAAGCGGGGCCGCGCCAGCAATCTGTCTTCCAATTTCCGAAAGCTGGTCGAAGCTACCGGCCACTTTGCCAGCGCCCGTAGCGATTTTTTCTCCGAGCTTCCCGCCCTTCTCCAAGCCCTCCATGATACCCAGAGGGATAGCAGCCGGATTTAGCTCACCAGCCGCGACTGCTCCCGCAGCAGCACCCGCCGCCTTTGATACTCCCGGAGCTACCGCGCGCACCGCAGTCGCCACCGGCTTCACCAGAGCACCGACAGCCTGCACGCCGCGTCCAATCGTAGCCTGGGCTGCCTTCTGGGCCAGTGCAGCAGCCGATTCAGGCACCAGAGCACCGGCAGCTTTGCCAACCGGGGCCAGACCTTTGCCCATCGCTTCAAAAGCGAACGGGTCCGCCTGGGCTAGCGAGGCCACTTGCTCCGGTCTCACTGCGGAGCCCTGCTGCTCCAAATTCTTAACCACCTCCGGACCCACCGCACTTAACAACGCGCCGTGGCCGGTTGCAATCTTTTGCTGCTGCTGAAGGTCGGCCAGGGAATCGAAAAGTGAATTGACTTTGTCTTGTTCCGTGTATTGGTCGAGCGGTTTGCCGCCAACTTTTTTCGCGAGGCGAACGGCTTGACCCACGAGGCCGGTAGTAGCCGCCTCAGTCGCTGAGGTAGACTCTGCGACTCGCTGCTGGATGTTTCGGCCTAACTGGTCTAGCGTGCCCGGGTCCGCGCCGAGCAGATGCCCGAGGCCCAAGCTAATCGAATCAGCGGCATTCTGCGCGACATCGCTCGCTTGAGTGAATGCGCCTTTGCCGAAACCCGCGATGCCCTTCGCCATGCCCGAAGCGGAGATTCCGCGATACCAGGGCTCCAGCTTCTGCTTGTGCAACGCGTCGGCAACCTTGGAGACCATCCACGGGTCCTTCTGAAGGTCGGGACGGCTGGAAAATTGTTCGAGGATTCGAAACTCAGGGTCCTGCTTCGATAACTGAAAAATCTGCTCCGAAGTAAAATCCTTCAGAGGGTCAACCTCTTTGGACTGGGGCTGGTCGAATGCGGCCTGCTGGTCCGGGGTTAACTGAACCTCTTGTCCAGCCGTAGGCGAGTTTTCATACTGCGCCTGTTGCTCCGGCGATAGAGAAACTTCTTGGGGCATTAGTCAACTTTGTAAAATTTTCCATCTGGACCACGCTGCACATTTCCAATCCCTTGAATAAATCGAACAGGCCCCGCTGCGGCAGCCCCAGGAGCAGAAACCAAACCCTTCGCGGACCCTTTGCTGAGCGGCCAGGGATTTTCCAAAAATTGTCCATTGGCAACTCGCGACTGCTCCGCGTCCAGAGGATTGCCGATGCCTGCGGTGCCCGCTGACTGAACCGCATTTTGAAACGCTGGCTGAGCGGCAGACTCGACACCGCGAATCGCTTCGTAGCCCATATCCACCAACCGCTGGCGCGCCTGGGGAGTAAGGACTGTTTCACCCTTAATCTTTTGCCAGACGTTTTTCATGTTCAGATACCGTTCGATTTTGCTCTGGTTCTGTTCCGTCTTCTCCCACTTGAATTCTCGCATCACGCCAGAGGGGTCATACATCTTGATAAGATTTTCAACCATCCCCTGGTCGATGACAGCCATGTTCGAGGACTGCTGTTGCTCGATAGGCATCTTCGCCACTTCCTGCGCGCGACTTACAAAAGGTGTGATGTATTGCTGAGCCGCTTCCCAGTTCGTCACGCGTTTATCCGCGCGCGCCGCAGTCTGGATGTCGTTCTTGACCTTCCAAGCTTCCGGAGTGTAAGTCAGGATGCCGGGAGTAGGCTTAGCAGCCGGAGCCGCAGGCGCAGATTTCGGAGCCACCATCGGAGCTTCACCGGGGGTGTGCTGAGCCACCGCAACCGAGCGCCGGTTCATCATCTCCTGGACTTGAGCGTCCGGCATAGAAGACACCAAGGCCGGACCATTCTCCGCACCTTCCTGTTCGAGTTGATTCGCTAACCCTGCCCGGTCTGCCGGATTGGACGCCTGAGGATTTGGAGTGCCCGCTGGCGAGACTAAGCCCGAACCTGCGTGCATGTCTTTAGCACCGGACACCGCAGAGGGGTCCAAAAAATATTGCCCGCGCGCCGGATGAAACTGCGGAAGAACTTTGTCCAACTGCTTGGCATACGACCAATATGCCGGAGAGCCGGGATACCCGCTCTCCACGTCCGGAGGAGTAACATTCTGGCCCTGCCAGTTCACCTTAGCCGTATACTTGCGGCCATTCTCTTCCACGGTCCGTTCGCCCACTGGAGTGAGCGCCTTCAACCAGGAATCGGAAAGTGAAAGCTGGCCGCGCATTTCGTTTCCACGAGCCGCAGCTTTCTTGAAATCTTCCGGACCAGGATTCGGGGGCATAGCCTCACCGAAAAAATGGCCGAACTGTTGGTAGGTATCGAGCCCGCCCGGGCCATACACAGCAGTCGCCTGTTGCGCCGCGAGATTCGTCTTCGCTAAAGCTGTCTGTTGCTCCACGAGCCCTTGCTGGGCCTGCGCTTGCTGGGCCGAGAGTTGGGCCTGGGCACCCGCAGCGCGAGCAGTATCAAGACGAGACTGCACCACATCAGGATTGACATATTCTTTCAGACTTTCCAGCAGAGCCTTTTTCTTCGACTGCCCCACTTGACCGATGCGGTCCAAAATATCCTGGTTGGTAATGAACCCCTTTCGGAGTGAATCAACAAGCTGCTCCACCGCTGCGGGTCCAACCACATTAGGGTCCGCAGAAGTGACGAGGGGCTGCCCGAGCGAGTTTACGCTGGACTGAGCGGTATCAGTAGGTCCACCAATTGCCATAAAAATTAAACTCCCATCGACATTATGTTTTTCGCAATCGAGGGACTCTGCATAGGACCGAGTCCAGATTGCACCGGCGAAATCCAGCCGGAGAGCCCGTAGGGATTCCACGACTGCGTAGGATTCATCCCGGGGCTAGTCGATTGATAAATGTTTGGCGCATACGACGGACTCAGCGCAGCGGCCTGCGAAATTCTCATTGCGTTCGCGCCCGCATCGCCGGTCTGCAAATTAGTTAGCTGCTGAACAGCATTGTTATAGTTAGGGTCAACCCAACCACCAGCCGAAGTCGAACGCGTCGAGGCAACTTTGTCCTGGGCAACTTGTAATGAACGTTGATACGAATCGTAGGCGTGCATCGCAGTGTTTTTTGCAGTAAGATTTTGAGCATACGCATTCGCCTCGATGAACGCCGGATTTTTGGTAGGGTCCTGCTGCTGCGGTGCCTGATACGCACCGGTGCCCAGCATGTTCTGAAAATTGGGACCGTAAATTGACTGGAGCATGTTTTGAATCAGCGGGTCCGACAAGCTCTGAATCCCCGGAGCCGCGCCCGGCGTAGGCATGGGGGCTACCTGCCGAGTCGCGAGACCCGGGTCACGAGGAGCCACTGGCGCTAACCCAGGAGTCAGCGACGCTGCGGTCCAACCACCAAGAGGAGAGACAGGCATATCGTTAAATCGCAGACAGAGCTAAGCCGCCTAAATCGGCAGCGTTACCCCCGCCACCTCCGCCGCCACCACCACCAAACCATCCGCTAATCGTAGGAATCGCGCTTCCGAGCGCAGACCCAGCACCACCAAAAGCGTTCCCCCACGCGGTCGCCTGACCCATGGTCCCACGAGCCGCAGCATCCGCCGAGGACTGCGCGAGTTGATTCGTAGCTCCAACACGGGCAAGCCAGATGTTGGCAATGTTCTGGCCGGAGAGTCCCGCATTCGGGAGCATCGAGGCCGAAGTGCCAAGCACGCTCTGCGTTCCACCGAGGTTCGCGAGTTGCGTCTGACTGAGCCGAGGGAAAAGCTGCTGCAAAATATTCTGCCTGGAATTTTCCAGGTTCTGCGCCGACTCAGAAAGCTGAGCGGCCTGCTGCTGGCGTTGCATCTGAAGATTCAGACCAGCGGTTCCCAAAACGGTCCGCAGCATCTGTCCGCCGATTCCTCTGCCGGATGCTCCCTGAGTAACCATGCCGGACTGTTCGAGACCGGCCTGGACAAGCTGGTTCTCCACGTCCGGAGGAAGTGTAGCGCCCGCAGAAAGTTGTTTGAGCGCGGCATCGACTAAACCATTCTTGGCTTCCGTCATTCCCGGCGTTCCCGCTAAAGCCTCCTGGGCTGCCTGGGTCCCCACCGCTCCCGATTGCTGCCCGATTTGCTGCGCCTGCGACAGCATTTGATTTTCTGATTGATACCGAGCTTGAAGCAAAGCCGGGTCAACCTGTCCCTGAAGCGCGAGACGCGCCATCGTATTCTGAATATCCCCTGCGGTCGCCTGCGCGTTAATCACCGAAGGGTTCAGATTATTGAAGACGAATTCACGCTGCTGGCGCAACGCATCGATTTGCATCCGCGTAGCGGTCTTCACCGCGTCCGCCTGAAGTGCGGCACCCGCTACCTGACCAATTCCTGAGAAAATATCGCTCACATTTTTATTGAGAATGCCTCAGCTACGGGATGATACCCAAGCTTGGCGTAAAGTCTTCGCATCCGTTCAATAGTCGGGCCGGTGGTCGCGGTGCAAACTACGTCATGACACCCGGCCCGCTTGCAATCGAATTCAAAATGATTCAACAGGTCGAGGGAATGCCGTCGTGATGTCTTATCGACAGCCCACAAACATTCTTGACCCCGAAGATGCCCGGTTAATGAATCAGGAAAAATCAATCCCAAGAGGATGCCTTTCACTTTCTCATTCACAGACGCCACATAACCTTTTCCAATTCCCTGTTGCAGCAAAGCAGTCCAGGTCTTCGCAAGGTGCTCGTGATTGGTCTTTAGCTCGAAGCCGGACTCAATCGCTGCCGCGTCGAGCACCGGCGTTAATTCCTTGATTATCCCGGAAAGCTCTTGATATTGAATCGGTCGAACCATCTATGAGAAGTCGCTGTTTTCTCACTGCTTGTAAAGGTGCCACAAAGCCAATTGAGGCGGATACGGAGTCGGCGAAGCAGGGTTAATCTGCACCCCGTCGGTCTCGCCGAAAGTTTCAAAAGACTGGCGCGCAGGCACCCCGGAGGGCACCGTCAAACTCGTTTCACCGTCGTGGTTAGCCTGCATGATGATTCGGCCACGAATGGTCTGATTTCCGTCTCCCACGACTGCCCAGCCGGGGTTACCAATCAAGGCGTCCGAGAGCAAGTGATACATCACTGCCTTGACGTCGCCAGGGACTCCGGAGACCGTGCGCCACTGATTTCGCTCGAACCAAATCAAGCAGGAAATATCCGTGTCGTAGTATTGCTGATACGCCGCAGGCGCAGAAGGCCGGTTCGCGGATGGGCCGGACAAAACGATTCCAAGGAACGGCACCCAAGACGTCCCGTTGAAAATATACCAGCCAATCGGGTTTCCGATGCTGGGGTCGATGTCGGTCTGGTCCTTCGTGGTCAACAGCCAAATCGGAGGAGTGCTGCTAGCCGGAGTGGACGCGCCCACGAAAAACGGAATCGTGAACGAAGCCGAGATGTCCTGGGGAACATAGCGATTGGTCGCGTCGTCCCAGACATACCACTGCGTGCCGCCCTTTAGCCAGGGGCCTACGTTTGAAGTGGGTTCCGTGTCACCGATGAAGATGAAGTTGGTTCCGTTGGGCGAAACGATTTTTAATCGCTTCACGATTTCCACCCGCAGGTCGTCCGGGCTTCCTTTAAAGGAAGCGGGCAACGGAGCGGACTGAATAATCAGACTGGTTGCTTGTAGGCTCATAATTTTACGTTAGGGTCATGTTACCTAGAGACAGAATCTGGACACCCCCGAGACCCGTGTCCGGAGAACATCGCACGATAAGCTCCAGCAGAATGTGTTTTACCGAATGCGCCGGTAAAACCAAAGACAATGTGAACGGAGTAAAGGGACCCGTTACTAAGTCCCGTAGGGGCGACTGAATGCTGCTTCCTGAACCGGGAATAGAATCATACAACTCCATGTTGAAGATTACTCCATCCTGGCCCGCGATATAATTGCAAACATTTCCATCGGCTTCCCACGCTGGAATGTGCCAAGTCAGCGTAACGGGATTGTCTGTCGGATTACATATCCGGGAAGTAAAACCCTGGGAAGTGGAAAGCTGAAAACAAGGACCGACGCCCGGTGAGAGTGCGTTAAAAGTTCCTGTTCCGCCCGCCATTGTATTCCCGGGGTCAGCCGGAGAAATCGTCCAGGTCAGGTCTGCAATATTGCTGGGCACACCGGCGCACTCGCCATCTGAAATAGCGATACTGTAGCTCCTAGAGCATATTTCCTGGTCCGTGCTAGAGTCCACGACCTGCACCTCGAAGGTGCTAGTCTGATTCGTAGTAGGAGTGCCGGAGACATGCCCCGCTGAATTCATGCTGAGCCCATCGGGCAGGCTACCGCTAATAATCGAAAACGTAAGCGGCGCAGTTCCTCCGCTAGCAGTAAAATCAAAAGTGTAAGGCGTGGTGGTGGCCCCGCTGGGAGGATTCGCATTCGTAAATCCAAACGTAATCAGCTTGTAGTAGAAAATCGCTACACGGTTATTCGCGCTCGTAACTGTGATGTTGTAGTGGAAAGTTCCACTCACTGTCGGGATGCCACTCACGTTTGCCGAAATCGGTGACTCTTGCGCAAACACCAATCCGGTCGGCAACGGGTCCCCGGCGTATACAAAAGTGCAAGGCCCCGTGAATCCATCCGGCGCGAGAGTAGTCTCTCCGAACATATCTCCAAGGCATCCATCTAAGTCGGTAGTGTCCCCTCCGCCACCTCCATCGGGAATACAGGTGCAGCTTGCTGCGTTCCAGGTGAACCCTGGTTCACACGGGCTCGTGATTAGCCCGCACGGCACACACTCACATAAGATAGCATTCCAGCCCGTTCCAGGAGGACACGTCAACGGAGAGCAATCAAAGTCTGTGCATACGTGGTCACTCAACGGAGTCTCGCCATCACCAGTGATTGCGGTGATTCGATAACATCCCGGCGTGCAGACTTCGAACGAGCTTCCAGAGAAGGCATACCAGTAGAGACTGTAAGGGCCGCTAGGCCCATTAGAACTTTTATACAGATTGTAGGCAACGGTCTGCGGGAACACAGGAAGAGCGACGATGGTATATCCTCCGCCTGGAATGGCGATAGGCGAACTTCGGGCCGACTCATGCCCCTGTCCATCGATAGCGGAAATCTCATAGTAGCCCTCCGAGCACAGCGCAATCGAACCGTTAGGAACGCACTCCGAAATTAAATTGTAAGGGCTGTCCGGATTATTCGGGTCTATTGCTTCATAAATCTGGAAACAGATTTGCCCGGGAACATTGTCGAACGAAAAGAATCTGCGGCCTCGCCCGCCCGCTCTGCCGCCCGTCGGTCCATGATGCCGGAGGATGTCGGGCAGAATTATAACCGGGCCACCGCTGCTCGAAAACTGTGCCTCGCAAATCGGTGGCGACACATACTCGATGCGCGGCTTGCGCAGAAATAGAGTGTCTAAGATTACGTTCATTCCAAGCCTAACGAAATAGTTTTAGGCAGAACCGAGATTAGCTCGTTCTCCGCCATCTTGGTGGCAATCACCAGAGCTACTCGGTCGGCTGCTCGCTGAGAAATAATGCTCTCAGCGACACCAACACCCACAGCAGAGAAGTCGCCGACTATGACGGTCTCGGTGACCACAGAATGAAAGTCCTGAGTCGGGGCCTGACTCAATGCTATATCGAGGGCCTCTTCAGAGGGTCCTTGAACTGATGCCCCGTCGAATCGAACCGCGCTTAGACTAGCCTCGTCCTGGCACGCCTGACCGTCGCCGGACTTATCTTCGGGCACGGTCAACGCAAAGGTGCGGAGAAATCGAACGGTCGCGGGTCCCTGGCCCACTACGAGTAGCTCGAAGCTCTCGTCAATATTCTCCACGTCTGGTCGCTCCGCTCCGCAGGAAGACAGAGAGCCGTTGTCGTCCTGTTGGTTCGCATCCTCAGACCGAATCACCCGAGACTGGGGCTTATAGCCGAACAGTTGCGAATTGATGTCGATTAGAATCCGGAAATTAAGGTTTCCCTTTTCCACAGAAATTTTCTTCGACATGATTTGACGGAACGCGCCACGAAACGCTCCAGCATAAAAAACTCCGATGTCCAGGTCTTCAGCGACACCGGCAAGGCCGACATCCACCCACTGGAATCGGCAACGTTGTGCCGGGAGCTTACCCGGCACCGGGCACGTCTGCCCGAAATGTGCGCGCGGTTGAAAGGCCCAGGTGATTGGGCAGCCGTTGTCCAGCCGGTCGGGAGTGAAAGATTCCCACAACCGATTCTTCCCGTCAGCATCTACCGATACGTGAAAAATTCTGTTCTTGTCCGCGATTTCTCCGTAGACCCATTCAACTGGCCGGGTGCCAGTCCAATGTCCGCACCAGGACGGGCCGGAGTCATCTGAGAGGGTCTCCAGACTGGCGTGATTCAGCACCCAGGTGTGCTTGTTATACACGTCCTCAGCCGGAACACTCATGAGTAAAAATTGTCCGAACGACGCACCGGCCACGAGGGAAGTATCATCGCTTAGCTGAGTTTTGCTCAGCATCATTTCGTTGTCGCGCACCGGCAGCCGTGAAGTCAGCTTGCCCGCAGTGGCAGGGTCCCAGATAGATACGCCATCCGGCGAAAACCAGCAGACCTGACCGTAATGGGCGAACGCGGACCGATTCGAGGTGCATCCCACCTGGATTACCTCGCGTTGAAAATTCTGAGTCGAGGGCCATTGTGACCGGTCGCGAATGTTGGCTTCGAGAATCGAGCCGTCCGATTCAGTAAACACCAACAACTGCGGGGCCTCGATGCTAGGCGTTTTCACCATCGCCGTGACTTCACTAGCGAAGAAAAACGCTGATGCGCCGCCGAGATAAATCTGTTCACGGAAGCTAAAAGGATTTCCGATATCGCTAGCCTGGACTTGATTCCCCGAGGCCACCCACAACCGGTCGCCCACCCATTCCATCGGACCACCTGAAGGAGTCTCGAACGGGTCCCCGCGAATCTGGCCGGACTGGTGCCCGTCATACCACGCGGGTGCAGACAGTCCTCCATCTTGAACGATGAGCACCGACTTAGGGATAATAACCCGAATCGCGGACGTGAGAGAATTGTCAATGCGCTCTGCCGACTGAGTAGTCAGAGACCAGAAGACCTGCTTAGCAGTTGGGGACAAGAGCACATTTTGAATTTGAACAAACTGAAGGAATGGCCAAGTCGCGACGTAGAGCACCCCGTCAATCGCGATGACAATCTGCTCCAGACCTTCCTGCGGTTTAAACAGCGCGGCTCCCTGGAGATTACCATCAGGAAGAGTGACGAGGCATCTGTTGCCCGGACGGCAGGATAACACCCCGCCGAGGTTAATCATGTTCAGCGCAGACCAAACGTAGCCGAGCGGAAGCTGGCCAGGGTCCATGTCTGACTTCGCACCCCGGAAAAAGGTGCCGTCAAAATCAATGATGCGTTGTCCGGCTTCACCCATTATCGAATGTCGTAATCGTATTTGTCACGAGGCTGACTCATGTCGATGACCTGCACCGGCATGAACACAGGCGGCTCAGCCTTCATTTGCGCTTCAAGCTCCAATCGGGCCGCATCTGCTTCAAAAGCGTGAGCGTCCGGAATCTGGTTGTCGCTGTAATGCTTTCGCGCCTGGACGGCGAGCAGCAACGCAATCCGGCTCTTCAGCGGGATGTGGTCGAACCGGCTAAAAAATGTAGGATTCGTTTTAAGGTATGCCACGCGCGCCCAATTGCAGCTTCGATTGAGCATGATGCGCCGATACTGCGGGGTGGTCTCGTCCGGTTCGTAGATGCCGAGCAACACGCCGGTCGCTCCACTGTCATCGATTGTCGAGAGCCGAATGTTTCCCTGCGTTCGCTGTTTAAACACTCCAGTGATTCTCGCGATTTCGGGGGCTTCAGAATCCGGGATAGCGACTCCGTAGATGGTTGGGACCCGGTAACCGTTGAGGGTGACACCGTTTTCAATCCGCCGCAGCACGTTCCCTTTCGAATCATAGCCATAGACAATTAACTCCGCGCCGTTATCGGCAGGGTTAGCCAAGTAGGCAACCAGCTTCGCCGGATGCACAAGGTCGCGAAAAGTGTAATGATACCCGCCCTGGTCCATCCACTTCCATTCACAGACAGTCCGGCAGGAGCCGGGTCCGTTCAAATGGAATTCAAAAAGCTGTGCATAACCGAGCACCGGCTGCCCGCCGATGTTTACTCCGATGACTGTTTCGACTTCCCTCGGTAGAGTAATGCACTTGCGTCCGCAACCGGAAGGGTTGTTACAAATAGAGCCCACGCTTGCACACGAGCACCCGGCAGAGCAGACGTCGATGAACCCTTTCCATCCCTCCAGGTCTTCTTTGTTTGCAATGAGTCCAACGGCGTCACCGAGCCATCGAAAAAGTTTGGTGTCGTCGCAGACGCCAATGATTTTCTTGGCCTCGTCATAAATGTCGTCCACGCGGAACATTACTGGGCCTCCCGCTCTTCCATAAGCTTATCCAAAGCTTCCCCGGCCTCGTCGTAACTCTTAGCCGGAGCTTCGTCTTTCTCCTCCTT